CGGATAATCCCGCCGACAGGCACATGGCAGCTTCAATGGCTTGCCCAGACTGGGCTTGATCCGCATCTTTGCGAACGCCGCCACGGGTCAGGGTTGGTCGCTGGGCTCGGAGGACTTCGAGTTCGGTCTGGGTGGTGTCCCAGCCCTCGGCGATGGCGCTCGCTTCGATCTCGTCGTGCTTACCGCCGCAAATCCGGCGGACCTCGGCGATGCGGGTCGTCTCGGCGGCGGTCTCGGTGCGGATGCGGGCGATGACATCCGTGCGATCGCCCGCATTGGCATCATGATCGGCCTCCGTGCCGGTGGTTTGAGCGTTCGATGCGTTGAACATCGCTTCGAGGTTGGTCGTTTGTGTTTCGGTGAGTGTGCCGGGGTTGAATCCCTTGGCCTCGAGCCATTGGGTGAATGTCATGTCGTCCTCCTTGACGATGTGCGTGTTATTGGTTTGGTTTGTGCGTGCAGCCGCGACGCTGGCGCTGGTGTTGTCATCTGCGCCGAGGGCGACGAAGCTCACTTCGCCGAGCGTTGACCGGCGAGCGATGTAGACCGGCCCGGCGAACTCTCGCCCGTTGGCTTGTGCAGATTTACCCTTGGGCACGAACTCGGCTTTGCCCGACGAAGCACCCAGCGACGCCTGCCAGGGGAATCCATTTCGGCTGCTCTCGACGATCTCTTGGGCGACCGCCCCGGCTCCCGAGATCACGCCCGCGACGAGCAGTTGATTGCCTTCGATGCGGATGGATTCGGTGTGCCCGACGATCAGCGACCGGTTGTGATCCTTGAGGATCGGTCGGCTCTTGATCTGCCCGCCCGCGATTTCCATTCCTGAGAGATCAACGACAACCGGGTGCGCCCAGCCGGTGAGTGTCATCGGGCCGCCGGTGTAGGCGACCATGGAGAATCGACGCAATGGATTCTCTGTGTTGGATTCACTCGCTTCGATCCAGCCCGCGACGGGGGCGCTGAGGTTGAGAGTTCGATCAGTCGGCATCGTCTGGTTCCTTCTGTGATGTGTTCGATCGAGTGAGCAAGGCCTCGCGTTGTTCGTGCAAGCCAAGCTCTTGCATGAGCGACACCTCCTTGGCGCGTTGGCGGAGCTCGGTTTCCCAGTCTCGGCCTTGGCGGGCGTATTCACTCGCGAGTGTCGTCGTGTGCGATGACAACCGGGTCGCCTGCGCGTTGGCTTCCTTCGCCGGGTCGACATGCTCGGTGCCGTCCCAGAACCACTGGTGTGACACACCAACGCCCGAGGCGATCTGTGTCCGCAGCCGGATTGGCATCAAGTCCGAAACCAGCACGGCTTCATCAAGCCACGCCGAGAGAATCAGATCGAGCACCGAGCACGCAATATGCTCCTGCTCGACGCGGATGTTCTTGAAGTACCCCTGATGATCGAGCCGACCCGAGGCGTAGTTGTGCCGCGACGAATCACCCGATGCGATACTCACAGGCATGTTGAGACACCGGGCGATCTCGCTGAGGATCTCCCGCTTGAACTCGGCGTATGTGGTCGCTGGTTGCTCTGCATGAAGCTGCGACATCTTCCAGCCGCCGGGCATGGTCAATAGCGAGCGGGCTTCGAGCTCGATCGCGTCCATCGGTTCGACGGATTCCGCCTCGCCGTTGACTGGCGTGTCGGTGTAGAGGATGCCCGCAAAATCGGCCGCTGTCTCCGCAGCGCCCAGCACGGCCAGTGTGAATCGACGCAGCTGCGCAAATAGTGGCAACGCAGGCGTGATATCCGGAATCCCCCGGCTCTGCCCGGCGCGATCCACGCGGTAGTAATGAATCACCGACTCAGCAGGCACACGGTCGTATTCGATCCCGAGGAACCCGGTGCGTGCATCGCCCGGATGTCCTTTGAGCATGTGGTACTCGACCGGGTTGCCAAACGAATCGAACACGATCCCATCGACCGCGCCATCGTCGAGGATTGACAAGTCGGGTGTGGTCACCTGATCGGCTTCGATGAGCCGAAGGTCGAGCTTGATCGGGGATCGGAGGTTTGGGTTGCTGGTCAGGACGACGAACATCTCGCCGTCGGTCGCGCGGGCCATCCGCATTGTGCGGAGCTTCTCGGGCAGCCCGATCTCTTTGCTCCAAGCGGCGAAGGTCTGTTCGAGCCGGGCGTTGCCGAGCTCGTCATCGGTGAGCATCTGCAGCCGAGGCCCGGTGCCAACGACATCATTTGCAAGCGTAAGCACGATACCCTTGGCGTAGGCATTGTTGGCGGTCTCGTAGCGGGCACGATTCCGCAGGATGCGCCGAACCTCGGGCGATGCAGCCGCGTCAGCGCTCATGCCGTCGGCATGAATCCAGTGGCGACGATTGCCGTCGTTGGTCGCCGCCGAGTCAAACCCGGCCCGGATCATCCGACGAATCATGCCGCCTTTGGTTGTGGGCATAGGTGAGCCCACCGATTGCTTCGTCGCTCCATTACTAGATCTGTTGCCAAACACCCAACGCATCAGCTACCCCCCGCGCCGGGAGGCACCAATCGAGTGAATCGAACCGCCTTGGTAGGATTCGCAGCAACCTGCTTGCTTGCAAGATACCGATCCGCCTCGATCTGATCCTTGAGCGAATGCTGCTCAACACTCCCCACATCACCCTGCGCCCGCTTGGGCCCGGCGGCGTTGTCACGAATCGCCTGTTCAAGATTGCTCGATGCCTCTGGCATGATGACTCCCACACGGCACATGCCGTATCTACGAGTCATCTACGCGATCGTCACCTGGAGTGGCGGGTCCTTTCAATACGGTTACCCAAAGCGTGCATTCCCCTCGAAGAGATCACGCCAATGCAGCGAGCCAGCCGGATCACTTGGCCGGATTCCTGATACAGACGGATGGTGTTCACGGAATTTTTGACTCTTGGACGCAAGATTCAAGGGATTGACAGAGTGATACCGGCACAGGCTTGATTCCCTGGGCTGGAGTGCCCCAAAATCATTACGAGCCCCGAGAAATCGTTACAGATAGGGGATCGCGTTGATTTTCTGTTATGGACTAGACCAATGCGATCACCATCCGTCACCGCCAAATGCCCTTACAGCACCATGAAGTTGGTTTTATTGGCCTTCCAGAGAAAATATGCCACCATACTGTCAGATATAGTATATCTTTTTTCTGACATTCAAGACCCCGATTTGGCTTGACGATTGTCAGATTATCGTGTACACTATTCTGACAGAAAGGAGCCCCCAATGGACTCTGTGCAAAGCCAGCTCAAGAACCGAATCACCTCAAAGGGACGCGGCAACATCTATACACCAAAGGACTTCCTCGACATTGGAAGCCGTGATGCAATCGATCAAGCCCTCCGCCGGCTTGTTCAGAACAGCTTCATCCACCGTGTTGGCCGCGGGCTCTATCACTACCCCCGTCGCAATGCTCGGATTGGGATTGATGTCCCAGCATCTCTTGATGATTTGGCGCAGGCCCTCGGTCGGCAGACTGGAAGCAAGGTCGCGCCTTCTGGAGCAGTTGCAGCCAATCGCCTCGGGCTCTCGACGCAGGTTCCCGCCATGCCCGTATATCTCACCAACGGCCGAAGCCGGAAAGTCCAAGTTGGGAATACGACTATTCAGATCAAGCATGTCGCCCCGAAGCTCCTACCGCAGGGTCACCCCATGAGTGCGGTTGTACTCCAGGCCGTCAAGTACCTTGGTAGAGACGCGATTGATGATCATGTGATTCGTACGATTCGCAAGCAGCTCACCCCTAACCATCGCCGCCAACTCGTTCGAGATGCTCGCTACGCAACTGACTGGATCGCTAATGCTGCGCGACTCATCGCTGATGACAACACCAACCACATCGCGGCATAGGAGCAGACATGGATGAAATCGCACGATTATCCACGAAGGATCGAGCAGACCTGTTTGCTGCAGCTGCGGCGAAGCGTGGTGTCACCACAGCAATCATGGAGAAAGATTTCTGGGTATGCTGGACCCTTCGGAGAATCTTCTCGCTACCCGATCCTCCAGCGCGTCTCATCTTCAAGGGCGGAACCTCCCTCTCCAAAGTGTACGGAGCCATCGAACGGTTCTCGGAAGATGTTGACCTGGCGTTCGACCGGGCTGATCTTGGATTCACCGGAGACAAGGACCCCACAAACGCTCCCTCGAACAACAAGCGGCAGAAAGCACTGAAAGAGCTCAACGAAACCTGCATGGATCTCATACAAGGCGACCTGCGCAACCGGTTGATCGACCACTTTGCAGAGTCGCTAAAGAGCGAGCCCGGTGAATGGGCTCTTGAGTTGGATGATGTCGATCCGCTCGCGTTGAACTTCGCGTATCCGCAGATCAAGAAGCCCCACTCCGCTGCTGAGTATGTGAAACCCGCCGTCAAGCTTGAACTTGGCGCTCGATCTGACCATTGGCCCGCCGAAGATGCTCAGGTCATCCCATATGTAGCCGAGGTTTTCCCGGATCAGGTAGCAGATCCGGTGAGCAAAGTGAGAGTGCTCTCCGGTTCCCGCACATTCTGGGAGAAAGCCACCATTCTCCACCAGTGGTGCCATGCGCCGGAAGACAAAAAGTTTCCCGACCGCCAATCCCGGCACTACTACGATCTCGCCCGATTAGCAGAACACGAGATCGGCGAGAAGGCCCTTAACGAAATCTCACTCCTTGCGGATGTCGCAGACCACAAGGAGATCTTTTTCGAGGCCAAGTGGGCAAAGTATGACCTCGCACGCCCCGGAACACTCAAGCTCATCCCTCCACCCGAACGAATCTCAGCCCTCAAGGATGACTACAGCAAAATGCACGAAATGATCTTCGGAGAGGTGCCGGACATGGAGCACATCATCGAGACCCTCCAGTCGCTTGAGGCACGGATAAACGCATCAAAAACTGATCGCTGACCTTTGCCATCAGTGGTAGCCTGCTTGATCTTGGAAAAGACCAAGATTATTTGCATGTGTAAAACGCGCCAAAAACCAGAAAAACGCGCCAATCCCAACCCTCTCCAAGATAAACGCGCTCTCACAGCTTCCCGGTCCGACAAATCACGGTTTAAGCTCTATCGCTTGCCCCTTCGGATTTCAGACAATCGCACTCGGGTGCGTTTCGGATCTTGATTCAGACCAGCCCCCAAGAGTACCACCCCTTGAATCGACGCCGCCACCGCAGCACCGACGATGCAATCGAGCCAGTGGTTATCGAGGCCGGGCTGGCGGAGTTTCCATTCGTCAACGGTTCGACCTCGCCCTTCGGTCTTGACGCGGTACTCGGCTGTCAGGTGCTCAGCGAGGAGCCGATGGGTGTCAGGCTTACGCCCGAACAACGCCAGGCATCCCGGGTCGCCCATAGGCACGGCGAGCCGCGATTGAACGAATGACTTCCAGTAGTTCGTGTCGAAGACCACATGCCGCACGGCCCGCTTGCCCGTGACATTGGGAATCCGCCAGTTGTGTCCGACGCGGTCGCCTCGTTTGCGTTTGTACTCGCTGAATGGGATGCTGCTCGCACCGACATATCGGCCGTGGCTTGGCAGCAATACATTGGCGAACTTACTCTGTCGGCAGAACTGATACACGACATCCGTCGATGCTCCCCAGTTGGCATCGATCAGACAACGGTCGATCCGCACCATCGCGCCGTCATCGCGTCGCCATTCTTTGGTCAGCATGGATTCAGTGAGTCGTTCGAGCCCGGCGTAGATCGCGCCCTCTTGCCCGGCTCGCGGGGACTCCGTTTGCAGTGTTCGCTTGAGTGATCGCAGCGTGAAGTGTGGTTGCTGTTGGTCGGGGTGGGTGCCGTAGTCGATGATGTGCCCGGTGAAATCGTCGGCCCACGCGGCGATGAGCCAGAACAACGCCTTGCCCTGCACATCGATGAACATCGTCAGGTGCGAACAACCGATCGGCACCTCGCCGCGTTTCATGCCGCTGGTCTTGGCCGCGATCTGCTCGGCGGTCAGGAGTTCATCATCGGGCTCATTCTCGGGCAACGGCTCGTTCTGATACTCCGCCCAGAACGCGGCTTCGTTCTGGTATTTCAGGTTCATAGCGTGTTGGACGGCCGACAGCTCGTCGTGGTTGAACCGCTCGGGCCAAGCGACGATCGCGCCCTCGTCCATTGCCTCTTGATGCTCGCGATAGAACGAAGTCGCGGCCTTGATCCCCGCATCATTCCGCAATCCATCGGCTCGAAGCTCGGCGTACTTCGCCCACAACGCTTCATCGGTCGGGAACGCGTACACCATCTTCGTTCGCTCGCCTTGCCATTGCGGATGCAGGTCTCGATCGAGCAACCGATCGGCCATGTCATCAGGGCGAACAACGGTGATCGTCATCAGCCCCGCGATCTTCTTGCCCGGCCCGCCAAGCCCGAGAATCGCGCCCGCAAGAATCCGCTCGCGTGTGGCGCATTGTGATGGCGATCGTGCCGATTCGTCCGTCTGGGGATCGTCGATCAATACCAACGATGGACGAACCGATTGGCCGTCGGGACGCTTGTGTTTCATGCCTCGGATGCGACCAGTGATCCCGGCCACGCGGATGATCGCTCCCGATGCCTTTGAGTTCGGCATCGTCGGCAGCACGATCTCCTTGGCAGTCCACCCGATGTGCGTCTGCGTGCCTTGGTAGAGTTGCCCGCCGGCGCGTTGGTGGATGCCTTCGAGTTGCTGGATTGGATAGACCGCTTCGGGGAAATCCGCAAGCAGCAGATCGTTGTTCTCAAGTTCGGCCTTGATCGAATCGAGCATATTGGCCGCGTGTTCTTCGTCGGCCCCGATGAGTGTGACGAATTCACGCGCGCCGATCAAGATCGCCCACAGGCACGCGATCTCGGAGAGCGTCGTCTTGCCCGACCCGCGGGGCATCGCCATCGCAAACAACCCGCCCTCGAGCACGGCCTGCTCGATCTTGGCGATGACCTTCAGGTGATCCGCCGACCACGCCATCGTGAAAGTCTGCTCGAAGTAGGTTTCGCAGAAGAACCGGAAACTCGTTTGGGCCTTTGTTTTACGGGTCGGATCGACGACGGGTGGCAGCTCGCCGATGTCGCGCCCCGAGAGCGATTGGGCCTTGCTTCGAGCCAACGCCCGCTCGCGCTGAGCGTCGTAGCCGGTCAGGGTTTCAGATTCGGGTTTGGGCTTATGACGCTGCTCGACCAGCCACGCGACATACCGCAGCAAATCCACCCGCTGCGGATCGTTGCTCGCCGCAATACGCAGCCCAGCCCGCGTGCGATGCCGACGAAGCTGCCGCTCGCCGATCACTTCACCGGTCGGCGTTGAGTTGAGCAACTGGCACAACTCGCTGGGCCTGAGTTGACGCGGATCAATCGCCAATGGTCGCCCCTCCCGTCGCCATCTCCCGCACCAACCACGCAGCGTAATGCACGAGATTGATCGTGCCGTCGGCGTTGGTTGGTGCACCATGCTCGATGTCCGCGCGTATCTGCGGCTCAGAAATGCGCACGCCGCCCGCCTTGGTGAGCAGCTTGGCGGCGTCTTCGATCGTCATCGCGGCTGGGTCTATTCGGTGCGGTCCGTCGAAACTAGGCGCGTGTTCGGGAGTCATGGGGCACCTCCCGCCATGACTTGCCCACATGTCGCCCCGAGTCTGCCAGAATCTCGAAAACATCGGTAAATAAAGGCCCAATGGCCTTCCAATCTGGTCGTTTTCATGGCTTCATGTGTCACACGGGAGGCGAATGCACGCCTGCCACGGAACACGAAACGGAGAACCGAACGATGACGACCAACCCCACACGCAGCACCACCCAAAGCCTTGACGCGATCGCCAAACAACAAGCGATGGACAAAGCCATCGAAACCGCCCGCAAGGCCATGTTCCGCGACTCGCTCAAAACGACCAACTCTGGCGACGACTTCTTCGAAACCAGCGTGTGGGGCATCCGGCAACTCGTCGAAACGGTATTCGAAGCCGCGTACCACGAAGGCCTGCACACGGGCTACCGCCAGGGACGCGCGCACGCCTGCAAAGAAGCCGACGGCCAGCCCGCTCCGAGCTCGCCAAACAACCCGACCATTCACACCGACCGGGCGTAACCGGTTGACCATCCCAACTCGAAAGGAAATGACATGACGAAGCCAGTAACGAAACAAGCAAAGAAAGCAACCGCGAAGAAGACCCCAGCCAAGAAGCCCACACGGGCCAACACGGCCGCGACTGTCGCCAAAGCCAAGCCCAAAGCGAGCACCAAGGCCAAGCCCGCCAAGAACGCGACACGGGCGAAACAGGGCAAACGGATAACCGGGCTCGACCTGGCCGCCAAGGTGCTCTCGGATGCGAAGGAACCGCTGCAAGCCAAAGCCATCGCTGAACGAGCGATCGCCGCGGGCTGGCAAACCACCGGCAAGACCCCGCACGCCACGCTCTACGCCGCCATGATCCGTGAGATTGCCAAGAAGGGCAAGGCCAGCCGATTCATCAAAACGGATCGCGGACTCTTCGCTACGAACAAGTAGACGGATCATCCTCCGCCCCCTTCTTCAGCCTCGGCATTCACCGGGGCTGTTTCTCCGGCGTCAGCGTTCGATGCAATCCGCTCCGCCTTCTTGCCGGTGAAGGCTTCCCACCGTTGGACGATCACATCGCAATACGCCGGGTCGATCTCCATCAGGTAGGCGTGGCGATCCGTCTGCTCGCAGGCGATGAGGGTTGAGCCCGAGCCACCGAAGAGGTCGAGGACATTCTCGCCCGGTCGGGATGAATACTGGATCGCTTTCACCGCCAGCTCGACGGGCTTCTCGGTGAGGTGAACCATGCTTTGCGGGTTGACCTTCTTGATGTGCCAGAGGTCGGTCGCGTTGGTCGGGCCGAAGAACTTGTGCCCGGCCCCCTCGCGCCAGCCGTAGAAGCAGATCTCGAACGCCCCCATGAAGTCCTTGCGGGTGAGCACGGGGTGTTGTTTGTCCCAGACGATGCCTTGACTGAAGTACAGCTCGCTCGCTTTGAGCGGGGCGGGGTAGTTGCCGAGATTGGCGTAGCCGCCCCATATGTAGAACGACCCGCCCGGCTTGAGCACACGGCTGATGTTCCCGAACCACGCCAGTAGCATCTCATCGAATGCCTCGTCTGTGACGAAGTCGTTTTCGAGCGGCCGGTCTTTCGCCCGCATTTTTTTCTGCGTCGGCTTGGCCTTCTCGGGATGGCGGGCGAGGTCAAACTTCTGGTGGTGCTTCTTTTCCGGAGCGCTGAACGACGAGTTGCCCGCCGCGATCGCGTTGTTCGATCGCGGCTCGACCTTCACATTATACGGCGGATCGGTATTCACCATGTCGATGCTGCTGCCATCGAGCAACCGATCCAGATCGGTCTCGCTCGATGAATCCCCACACAACAGCCGATGGTTCCCGAGCACCCACAGATCCCCCGGCTGTGTGATCGGATCATCCGGTGGCTCTGGTACATCATCGGGATCGGTCAACCCCGCCGCCACACCCTCTTCGCCCGCCATCAGCCGAGCCAGATCGTCGGCATCGAATCCAAGCAACGACCAATCGATCCCCGCCTCCTGCAACTCGGCGATCTCTATCGGCAGCAGGTCCATATCCCAGGTGGCCAGTTCGCCGGTCTTGTTGTCGGCGATGCGGTACGCCCGGATCTGCTCGGGCGTCAGGTCTGTGGCTACATGCACCGGCACCCGCTTGAGTTCGAGCATCTGGGCAGCTTTGTAGCGTGTGTGCCCGCAGACGATGATGCCGTCTTCATCAACCACGATCGGCTGGCGAAACCCGAACTGGCGAAGCGATTCAGCCACCGACTCGACCGCCCCGTCGTTCTGGCGAGGGTTGTTTTCGTAGGGCGTGATCTCGGCGATGTTCTTCTGGACGATTTTCATGGCGTATTCCTCCGTGCGTTTGGTGTGAATTGAGGCCAACCGTGGCCCCGGATTGGTTCGTTTGTTGGCCCGAAGGCGTACCTCGTTGGCCTGTGTGGCCAAGGGGTATGGATTCCGAGTGGTGGTGCCAGCCGGGGCAAGTCGGCGACACGGGCGATCCTCCAAACCAGACCGGACAGCCGAAAGAAAGTCTGTCGATATCGGGTGCTGTTCCCGCGGGCGTCACCGGCCTGGATTCGCCCGGGAGTACCTATTCGATCGATTCTCGCTTGAGCGCTCGAGCGTGCGCGCTCCAGCGAGGCCCGGGCGGCGCTCGAGCGCCCGCCCCGGGGGGGTATGGGGGGGTGTGCGCGCTCGAGCGAAAACGGGGTTTCGCTGAAGCGCGGCGTTCGCTTGAGCGCTTCGGCGAAGCGCTTCAGCGAGTGCGCGCTCGAGCGAGAATGAAGGATTTGGAGTGTTCGGATCACGACTCACCCTCCTTCTGATCAGGACTCTGGTCGTGGTCGTTATTCGATTTGAACTCGGGCTGGGGGCGGGTTGAGTACACGGTCTTGTGCGATTGCCCGGTTCGCCAGCAGTGCAGCAGCCCCTCACCCTCGGCGATCTCCAATAGGTCTGCCGTCCGCCTCCACGACAGGCCACGCTCCTTCTTGGCCAGCTCACGGATCTGGGCCTTGCTGCGTGGCGTGTCGGTGATGATCGCCTCGACGAACCGCTGGGCATCCCATGTTGGCGGCTCTTCCTTGGTCGGCTTCTCCTGCTTCTTGCGTGCTCGCTCGTTCTTGAGGGCAGCCGAGTCGAGCGTGTGATCGACCGACCACACGGGGAAGTCCCATCGCAGACAGACCGGCTCAATCGGTGCCCACGACCGCACGGCGGCGTCGAGCACGACCACACCCTCTTCTTCGTGCGGGCGGAGCACGAGGTGCGTATCCGTCGCTCTGGATTGTGCTCCTGCACCCGCCCCGACATCGGTGACGCTCTTGCCGCTCTGGCTGCCCTTAGTGCTGTGGTGGATGAGCACGAAACAGCAACCGAGTCGGTTGGCGTAGGCGTCGATGAGGTTGTAGATGTTGGCCATCGTGCCATTGTCATTCTCGTCGCCGCCTTGGGGCATGAACCGGTAGAACGCATCGAGGATGATGACATTGAACTGCCCCGGTTCGAGCCCGTCGAAATATCCGCCCATCGCGTTGATGTCCTGGAGCCGACCACGAAGGTTATCGACGAAGATCCGTTCGCTGATCTCCCTCATGGCCACGCTTCGGGCGTTGGCGACCTTGGGGATGCGGTTGGCGCTCGTCTCGCGGTGGAGCTCGTTGTCAATGATCAGTACATCGCCGGCGACGGTCTCGTAGCACCCGAGCCAAGGCATCCCTGTAGCGACCGCAATCGCCAGATCAAGCGTCAGCCAGGACTTGCCGGTCTTGGGCGCGGCGATGACATTCATTGTCTCACCCTCGCGCAGCAGCCCGTGGATCACCGGCGGGCGTAGCAACGGGAACGATTCGACCAGCTCACCAACCGCGATGGGCATGGGCTGGAACGATTGAGTGCTCGGCGGCGGTGGAGTTGGCGAAGTGATGAACCCAGAGAGATCAACGCCATGGGTGTCGGTGTCTGGGAGTGAGCCGAAGCCTTCGCTCGCCAGCGTAGAGGCAGCTTTGGTGAAGTCGCCATTGTGCTCGAGCAACGCGTAGACCGCAAACGGTGCATACCCCTTGCCCGCTTCGAATGGCGTGGCGTTGGTGCTGAAGACATAGAACACGCGATCCTTGAGCGTCGCGCTCGTGCCCGCAGATTTGCCCGGCCGTCGCCAATGTTCGTTATTGCCTTGCTGGACAAGCGACCAGCCGTGCTGCTGGAGTACATCTCTGGTGTCGCCTCGCTCGTTGAACTCATCCCCGGGTCGGAGTGATTCCGACACTGACAGAACTGACACATCCTGGCTTCCGACGATTTCTCTTGGTAGCTCATCGAGCGCCCATGCGCAGCCGAGTAGCTCTTCACGCTCATCAATCGTGATCGTTGGCGTAGCGATCAACTCGCCTTGGATCAGTTCGTAGCCATCCGACGGAGCACACAAGAAAAGGCCGCCCTCACCCCTCGTCTCAATCATGGTGATCGTCACCTGCCATTGCCCGATGCTGGATTTGCGAGGCGTGTAGTCCTTCGCCCCAATCGTGATCGGCTCTGGCCCATCCGTTTCAATCACACGACTCGCCAGCTTCATGTTTCCAGATACTGGTTCATCGCACCGATACACCACATGGAACCCGCCCGATGGCGTGGTCTCGATGACCAGCCGATCAAGTAGCCCCCGCGTCTGTTCGTTGACCGCTTGCTTCCAGTCTTCGAACGCCTCGCCGCCGAGATCGAAATCGATCATTTCGAGATTGCCCGAGACACCGCCGCAGACAATGCACATCGCGTCAGCGTGCTCGCCAAACCACGACCCGAGTTCCTCCGCATCCGGCAACCGTTCTTGGTACGGCTTCCACTTCGCCAACGCGACGCGCTTCTCGTCCCCACGCCGGATTGCTGGCAGGGCGCACAACCCCGCAGCAACGAGTGCCTCGGCATGAGATCGCAATGTACCATTATGATCGATAGGTGCTTGAGCCATTAGAACGGCACCTCGTCGGGATCAAATCCGTAGCCGTCGTAGGCAACCACTGGCTTGATCTCGACAACTTCTTCATTGATCGCTGGTGGCTTGTGCCCAAGCTCATGAGTCACGATCCGGTCATACTGATCCCCCGCCTTGCGTTCGACCGTGATCTCGTTCGTCTCGGCCAATGCACCGGCTTGAATGAGAGCAACCGCCTCCTCGACCGAATCTGGAACCGAATCATGCGATCGCATCCGCCACCATTGCTCGGCTTTATCCCGCGCATAGCCCTCGTGCTCGAAGCATACCCATTCGCGGAAATAGGTATTGAACCCAGACCGATACTCCACCCGCATCGTCGGCGGTGCACTCGGATCGCCCCGCTTGAAATGAATGTGGTGGGTCGTCTCGCTGATCTTGTACTCGTCGCGTGTTGATTGGCCTGAGAGAATCCCCTCCGTGCTGGCCTCCGCTTCGTGCTTCGATCGCTCGGGCCCGGGAAACTCGTGCCCGCACTCTGGGCAAATCTGATAGCCCGCAGCGATCAACGCCTGACATTGGGGGTATTCCTTGGCGGGTGCTTCTCCATCGCCCTTGTCCGGCGTTTCAACCTTGATCGCGTCAACTGGGCCGTGCCGAAGCACATTGCCCCCGAAATCGAGCACAAGACAGTCGTCCTTGCCCGGCGAGAGCCGAAAGCCGCGCCCGACCATCTGGTAGTACAACCCCGGCGAGAGCGTCGGGCGAACGAGTGCCACGCAATCAATATGAGGCGCATCGAAACCCGTCGTCAGCACATTGACATTGCAGAGGTACTTGAGTTCGCCAGAAAGGAATCTACCAAGTATGCTGCTGCGAACACCCGCGGGCGTATCGCCGGAGATAAACCCACACTCCACGCCATGCCGGGATCGAAGCACCTCGACCATGTGCTGCCCGTGCCGGATACCAGAAGAGAAGATCAAAACCGCCTTGCGATCGTGTGTGTGCTCAACGATCTCATCGCACGCGCCCTCAACGAGCGTGGATTTATCCATTAACTCCTCGACCTCGCTGGCGACAAACTCACCAGCTCGCACATGCAGGTCACTGGTATTGGCCTTCTGGAGCCCGGCCTTGGTCTTGAGCCCAGAGAGATACCCATTGGCGATCAGTTCACGCACCCCAACCTCATAACACACCTCGTTCAGGATGTTGTCAGGCCCGCAAATAGACCCAGTCTTCATCCGAAACGGCGTCGCGGTCAGACCAATCACACGCACATGCGGATTGACGATCTTGGCATCCTCTAGGAACTGCCGATACATCCCCTCGCCCTCGGGTGGGATCAGATGCGCTTCGTCCACGATGATCAGATCCATCGCCCCAAGATCGCACGCTCGCCGATAGACCGACTGAATGCCCGCAATCGTGACGGCGTACCCGAGGTCTTTGCGCTTGAGCCCTGCCGAGTAGATACCCATCGGTATCTCGGGCGCGATCTGCCGCAGCTTGTCGGCGGCTTGCTCGAGCAATTCCTTGACATGAGCGAGGATCACCACTCGCCCGTCCCACAGCGATACCGCATCGCGGCAGATCGTTGCGATGACGGGTGTCTTGCCGCCGCCGGTCGGGATCACCACGCACGGGTTGTCATCCCGCGATCTCAAATGCTCGTAGACGGTGCTGACGGCATCTTGCTGGTACGGGCGGAGCTTCATGATTCGATCTCCTTCACCTGCACCATGACCTTGCCGCCGGGGGTGATCGGCCCACGCTCGACAAACAGACAATCGATCTGCCCGTCGTCGCGGTACACCCCGCCATCCTCAATCGCATCGAGCAGGGCCTTCATAATGTTGTCAAGATCACGACGCCGGGCATCGGGCGGGCACGCAAGAATACGAACCGCCAGCCGCCCTTCAAAACGATGGCCCTGCATAGGCGCGAGCAAATCGCATACTTCCTTGCGGAACCTCCGCCCCTCCCGGCTGATGATCGTTGCATCACCAACCCGCCTCCAGTAATGATTCACCGAAGGCGGGTAGGGCAACTCGAATGAACGCACGCGTGGAATCACCGCTTCCACGGTGGCGTCCCTCCAGCAACAGGAGCCGCTTGCCCAGTTGCACCAGCCATCGCCGATGCGCCCTTCGTCTTGTACCCCTTGACCACATTGGCGATTTCGCCTGTGTCGTTGCGTTTCTTGCATGCCACCTTCACCACGACGGGCAGATTGTGCAGCTCGATGCTGTCCCTGGGCTGCAAGACATTGATCGCCCTGCAGAGCGCCGAAAGCGTACTTCGGGCAATGGTCACCGTTTGCGAGTTGGTGTGCTTGAGCATCAACCGATCCCACACCTTGCGTCCCTTCTGCGGCCCATCGATCACTTCGATCTCAAGCTGCAGATACTCGCCGCTGCCGTTCTTGGTCGGCTTCATCTCCGTCGCCACGACGACCGCGAGATAATCGCCCGCGGGCAGAGGCTCGAAAGCCACATTGGGATCGACATCGTTCGCATTGAATCCGTTCAGGTTGGCCATGGGTTAGACTCCTTCTTGTTCTGGTGTTGATGTTGGTGATGGCGCTTCGCTCTGGGCGATACCAGTTTCTTGATTGGTTTCTGGTTCAATCTGTGGTGCAGGCAGTTCCTCGCCACGCACCAACGATGCAAAGACGCGGTAATCGAGCGGGAACTCCTCGGGCAGCGAGATTCGGCATTTGGCCACATGAGCCGGGCGCTCGGTTGAACGGATGATCCGCTCGCCAGTGCCGATACCTTGGTGCTTGGCTTTGTTGAAACCCTCGTCGATCTTCCGGGTATGCACGCGGTAGGTAGCAAACAGAATCTCGTCGCACCATTCCTGCACCAACCCGCTCGCTAGTTTGTGCAGCCGAGGGCTGTACCGGTCATATGGATCAGTCTCGGGGTTGTCGAACCGTTCAATCTTCGCATGGGCGATCAGGATTACGCCCAAATCACGATCGCTCCGGAGTGCATCGAGCGCCCCGAGCACCGCACGCCATTTGTCGATGGCGAAGGTGTACCCCTTGGCGTACCCGATGTCCTCGATAGATTCGACGCCCTTGTCGGCACACACCTCAGCCCAGATCAGTCGTTCGAGCCAGTCAAGGCTATCGATCACGACTGTTTTGTAGCAATGGTCGCTGGTGTAGAGTGCCTCAAGCGAAGCCATCAGCTGCCCAAGACTCTGTGATAGCGGAAACGACTCACAGTCGATATCCGCCAGCCCGTCTTCAGTCGGCACGAAGATCGGCGCATCGGCCATCGCCCCAAAGGTGGACTTGCCGATCCCGTGCGTGCCATAGAGCATCACGCGGCGGGGTTTGGGGTTCGGGCCCTTCTGGATCTGTTGCATCAAGCTCATGTGATCTCCGTTTTCTTGTGTTCGTTTGGATTGACCGTGATCGCTGGGCCAAATATCTCGGGCATACTCACCCTGGCCCAGACGCACCAACGGCTGGTGCGCTCGTTTACTTTGGTTCACAAGGCTGCCTCGGCAAGGGATTCGTTCGTCAGCGTCATTCCTGATCCAGAACCCGCGATCCACGACACTCCAAAGGTGCCCTCGCCGAACTCGCTCATGCAGAAGCCGACAAAGACACGGGCCACCGCACAGCCGATCCGGGTGTGAGCATTGATCACCACGACCCGTTTGTCCTTGTCGATCGCATAGCCCGCGTCAAGACGGATGGCTGATTCGCCATACAGGCACCCGATCGCGAGCACCGCCAAAAGCAGCGTCTCCTCAACGGCGTCCATATTGACGGGGATCGAAAATGTAAGCCGGTAAACCGCTCGGCCATTGGAAGTGTGCTCAGTGTTCATCTGTATTCTCCTTGGGTCATCTACGCCAAAGCCAAATGAAGTGGCGGGACTCACAGATACTCCTCGAGTCCTGCATCGCGGAACACCTCGCGGATTTTGACGATCGCATCACGCAGCGTGCTCCGTGGCATGCCCAACTCCCTCGCCACCGGCGTCACCGCATCTCGAAGCAGCAAATCACAAATCTCCCGCTGCTTGGGTGTCAGGTTGCACAGCGCAACCTTGAGATCAACCTTGATGTCGATCAATCGCCCAACCCCATCATCTAGCGATGTCCGATCAACCACCCGATCATCCGATGCGTCAATCGATTCCACCGTCGCACTGCGTTTCTGAGCGGATCGCTTCCGCAAAATGGAAATCAGCCGCGTGTTGACCACTTGATTGATAAACGCCTCAATCGGCCCACGCCGGGGATCAAACCCAGCCCACGCATCAAGCAGCTGAAGCATCAACTCCCCCGCGATGTCCTCTTCCTCGCTGAGGCGGATCACCCCCCGCACACGAAGCGTCCGAACCTCCGACGCGATGACTTTTCTGGCAAACTCGATTGATTTTGGATCACTATTCATTTTCTGTTCTTTCTGTTTCTGCGCGCAGCCACCGCGCTGGCGGTTGTGGCCGCGTTTATTGGTTTACTGAGAGATGGGTGCTATGAGAAGCTGATCATGGGGACCGACCGGAGCCGACCATCTAGGGTTTTCAGCGTCGATCAAATATCAGGCGGATTCGCCAAATGGTGCTTCAATGGAATTGAACACCAAACGCATAAGGCGTTCGATAAGCAGATCGCCATCGGCGGCGATCTCGCCTGTATTCTTGAATTATAGTGATACTGATGCATTACGAAACTCCTCGTGTCCACACGGCCTATCCGTGATGAACTTGAAGAAGTCTCGCAGCAAAGGGCTGCTCAATCAGTCATGACTAGTCATGACTGGTCTAACAAATCTGCTGCCTGCTTGCCTTTGGGGGTCAGGAAGTAGCCGCCACGCTTATTGTGATGGCTTCCATTATCAAGGTATTCGGATTTAACAAGTCCGCTGAGCATGGTCTTGAATGATGTGTTCCCCTGATACCCTGCCCATTGAGCAACCGTATCGGTGCTCGGCAAATCGCCAACATCAAGCCCATATATCTCCTTCTCACCGAGTGCCATGATGATGTGGTGTTCTGTGCCGTTGAGCAATTCAATCTGTGATCTGAGTTTTGCTTCACTTTGGCCTGAACCCTGTTCTGGCCCGCGAGCAACAGCGTCCGGGACAAGTCGAACGATAAACTCATCCCATGCTGGGAGCCGTTCCCATGATCCGTTTTCCTCAATGAGCACATCATCGATTGGAACCAGATGAACTCCATCTTTCAGCAAGGATTCCACGCTCGAGCTTGGCCAGTATGCACGGGTCGGCGTCAATAGCATCGCCGGAGATTCAATCGAAGGCATCCCGCCAATGATCTGACGGACAAGTTGATCCTGTCTGTCTACCACCAACAGCCACACATCAATCGGCACCGCCGGGATGGCCCTCCACTGACCAATATGCATCAGTCCTGGAAGAGTCGCCTCGATTACTCTGCTCGACGAAAGACCAAATGTCTCACCCAGCTTCTTACGCAGCTGTTTCCCATCCGGCCGATACAGCACCCGATCAGATTGCGTCAGCTCCACCGGAGGCGACAACTCATCATCACAAACTGCAACCGCACGCCCGTTGCCGTGATCCACAATGCGCATTGCTGGTTTGCCCGGCTGCGACCATCGCCGAGCGAGCTGGCCCGTCGAAACAAGAACGGGTTCAATCTCGCTAAACCCCTCCCCCGCCTCGCGTTTCCAATCAGCGAGCGTCGCCCCAACAGATGCGTACAACTCAAGACATTGTAAAGAGCGATTCTGGGCAAGCATTGAGCGACTCCGTCCTTGGCAAAAGCAATCCACGCCGTTCGATAAACTCCTCGATCTCTTCGGCCAAGTCATCGTGCTCATAGATCGCAGTGATCGGTGGGATGATGATCACAGACCGCTCCCGTTTCTCATTGACCATTTTGAATTTGAACTGCGCCCTACAGAGTTTTGCTGCCGGATCAATCTGCCCGCCAGTCAGCTCAAGAGCCGTAAACGCGTCATCAGGGCCAAGCCGCATGCGAACATTGTCATGGCTCGGGTGCTCCAAATCAAGCACGCATAGACTCACATACACAATGGATGCAAACTCGGCCGCTGAGAGAACGACCCGTTCTTGATCCCGTATTGGCTCGAGCGTGTATCGAACAGGTGTGTCAGTCGCATCAAAGAGAAAGTCATTCTTGAAGAGATGGCGGCCAATAAGTCTGCAATACGCCATCGCATCGCCCTTCGCGCGTGCGTTGACCAACAGATCACCATGTTGCGTATCGTACCGAACCACATCATAAAGCTCCGGCCGAAGAATCAAACGACGCGTCGCGTCATCATCGTCGATGACAGCTTGGCTACGAAGCGAATCGCCACGACGAATCATGAGCCGAAATCCTGTCGGCTCGCGATAGAAATGCACGCGCGTGCCCGTCCCCCGTTTTCGACTCTGAAAATTCTTCGCCAATGCTCTTTCGAATGTGCTGATGGATTCCTCAACACCATCGGGAACATCCGGTACTACTTTGCTTGTGGCCATGTAGCGTGAAATTTTCCTCGGCTTGAGCGATGCGACTTCCAATCGTACTTCTTCGAGTAGTTGCGGTGCCTTGAGATACAACCGTACCGCCAGATCAACACCTGTCACATTGCCAGGGAGTCTCAGCTTTGCGCTCTTGGCACAATCAAGCAGACGGTCAAACATGTCGGGCTTTGACATGTCATCGATTAGACTCTGAAGTTCGGGGAGTCCAGGAGGAAGCCCCGCCCCATCCATCAACGCCATCGAGAGTTTGTCCAATGTGCTCTCGTCAAGATTGCTCGCATTTTGTAGATCGATCTCTGATGTCTCAAGCCAATCTTTGTACGGCTTGAGAAGGCGTATAAGAAGGTCAGGTTCGATATTTTTGAGGATGGTCGGCTTAGCAAATCTCGGACGAAAGACACTGGGCATATATATTGCTCCTACTTGGCCGTGCGTAGATACCGCATCCGGCCTCAGAGAGCATACCCAAATATCACCCAAGTATCGGGCCGAAGCCCCTAACCGACAGGAAATCCGCCGAATTCGGGCTTTGAAGTAATCTATTGCTCAAAATGCCGATCGGAAGGTCATTTTGCTCTCTCATGAATGGCCTGAAACATACCTCGCTGCAACGCCCAATCCGGCTCGCCAGCGATCTCCCGTACCAGCCGCTCCGATACCGCTTCTCGCTCGCCAGATACAAGCGGGTGGAACAAAATCGCCTCTTGGATATCTGGAGCCAGATTGAGCATGTTCACGATCTGGCTCATTCGGGCGCTCGTCACCTGCCCGAGTTCCGCGAGTTCCGCAAAGGTGTCCACCTCGCCACTTTGAACAAGATCCTCGAAACGGATCGCCAACGCCATCAGCCGGGCAATCCGGGGAACGCGGCCGGGTGCGACAGGAACGGGCTCTGGCTCTTCGCCAGAATGCATGGTGCGTTTGCCGTGGAGACCGGTTGTGAAGTGTACCTTGAAGTCAAGCTTGATGCCGTCACTCATGCAACAACCTCCTCGCACGCCTGCTGTCCGATTGATTTCAATCCAAGCGGATGGAATGTAATCGAAACATCCCCCTTTGTCGCGTCGTAGTCCACCCGTTGGATCAGCATGCGGATCAGCTTCGTTTGCTCTTTGGGCGATAAGCTTGACCACACGCCATCGAACTTGCCAAGGGCGGCATCCACTTCTTCTTTGGAAATCACGCCATCACAGGCCTCATCAATCTGATGTTGCAAGTCCGCCGCTTGTTCTTCGGCGACACGCATCTTCTCGTTGATATCTGCGAGCCGAGCTGACGCGTATGGATTTGAATCGGCGTCGCCAGCCGTCTGAGACAGTTCGCGTCCCAAGCGGGCCAGGTCGCGTTCTACGCCGCTCAGTTCATTTTCGTCGGCCAGTCGTTGCGATTCCATCTGCTCGCGGCACTTGGCCAGCGTCAACGATCGCAACGCCGGGTCGTTCCCGATGCGACGGATCTGATCCACCACAAACGATTCGATCTGATCCGCGGGTAATGAACCACACGGGCAAACATCCCACCCTTGCTTCTGGGCTCGGTAGCAGACATAGTACCGATAGACCTGTTTCTTTTTTTTCCCTGTTGTGGTATGACCCATCACAGAGTTGCAGGGCGCACAGTTCAACAGCCCGCCGAGCAGCGATCCGTATTTCGTATTTACATTTGTCCCACCCCGGTGGCCATTGTGACGAAGCACCTTATGAACCTTTGTCCACAGATCATCATCGACAATCGCATCATGCTCGCCCTCGTATACCTCGTCCTTGTACCGCACACGCCCACGGAAAAGCAGATTATTGAGGATCTTCTGAACAGCCGCTTTATCCCATTCCCGTCCGCCATAGATCATGCCCGTCGATGCCTGTACAAACTTTGTCCGCTCACCGCGTGCATTGAGTTCTTGACTCACCTGGAGCAGCGATCGCTTCTCAAGATACATCCGAAAGATCTCACGGACGAGCTTTGCTTCCTTGGTATTGATCACAAGTTTCTTGGTCACCGGATCGCCATCATATCCGAGCACCAATCGGCCGCTTGGTCTTTTGCCCTTCCGCCGAGCAGCAGCAATCTTATCGCGGGTGCGCTCGCTGATGATCTCCCGCTCGAACTGCGCGAAGGAGAGGAGTATATTGAGTGTCAACCGTCCCATCGATTGCGTGGTGTTGAACTGCTGCGTCACCGAGACGAACGAAACCTTCTTTTCCTCAAAGGTCACCATCATCCGTGCGAAATCCATCAGCGATCGGCTCATCCGATCCACCTTGTAAACGATCACGCAGTCTACTTTCCCCGCCTCGATATCCTCCATCAGCTGCTTGAGCGCCGGGCGTTCCATATTCCCCCCCGTGAACCCGCCGTCGTCATACCGGTCGGGGATGCACACCCACCCCTCACCTTTCTGACTTGCGATGTACGCCTCGCCGCTGTCTCTCTGCGCATCGAGCGTGTTGTATTCTTGCTCAAGCCCATCCGATGTACTCTTTCGGGTATAGATCGCGCATCGAATCGTTGGCGTTTTCTTTATCGTGTTTTGCTTGCTCATCATTTGGCTCCCGATCGTTTCTTACCCTTCGACGATGGCAACCCAAAGAAACTTACGCCGTTCCAATGCGCCCCGGTCACCTTCTCTGCGATGGCTGTCAGCGAGCGGTACACCTCGCCGTCGTATTCAAACCCGCGAGGCAATACCCGAACCACAATCGCTCGACCTTTGTACTCCCGCCGAAGAACCGACCCCGGCTTAGGGAACGATTCCGGTCGCCCAGCGTCAAAGGCCGCCGTGACGACCGTTCCCGCAACCGGGTCCCGTGATCGCGGTGCCGTCAACCGGATCTCCGCGTCATTGGCCAACTCAATCGCCCGCCGCCTCGCTCGCTCCGAGAGATCGCCCTCCCGCAACGCCTGCGTCCGCCAGACAATCCGCTTGATCAAGTGTTGCTTGGACTTCGTCCGCGTCGGCTCGCCAAACACCTCGGCGTACCGCTGCCTCAACTGCGGGACGGTCATCACTCGCAATGCCTTAACCAGTTTGGTGATATTTTCATCCATAGAAACTCTCCGTTTCGCGACTCGTTAACCGCGTCCTTCATCAGGGCGAGCCGGTTGGGAAAGTTCAAGTCCATCTTCCGATCTTTCTGGATCAGACGAAAGTTCGCCCCGCCGGCGACCATCATCGCGCTGCCGCTCAATACCGCGAGCCAGTAATGATGCGATAGCCATCAGCCGCTGAGTCGGCGCGAGATCATCGCGCTCGATGGATGGATCGAATCGGTCGGGCATGTTTGGTTCCGTGAGAGGTTCGTGCGTGTCTTAACATCAGGCCGCTACCAACCATCTACGCAAACGGTTCCGATGGTGGCGTCAGCCATGCAATCGGAACGGGTGTTGGGTTGAAATCGTGAAGTTAGAGCCAACGAGCCGATAAGCGATATGCCCAATGTTGAAAAAATGTCCGATAAAAGTGCAACTCAGGAGGCATACGGCATGTATAGTGGAAGCGAATGCAGTTCATTTATCCGGGAGATGCGTATGGAGATGCAAGTGATCGGCTTGAGTGTTTTGACGATAGGTTTTTGTGCCGGAAGCGCTTTGACTCAGGCTATGATTCAACCAGAAGACCGCTGGGCATTAGTCGGTGATCCGGGGAATAGGAATGCCTCAGATGAGGAAATGCCATGGGATGTCAACATCGATCTAGGCTCCGTAGAATATTTGTTCAGACTGTCTAGATTTGAAGTAACCAATTTGGAATACATGGAGTTTGCCGAAGCTTATGCCCCTTTTTATTTCCTGAATCGACCAGAGCTAACGGAGGCGGAGATCGATTTTTCTGGCTGGAACCTTGAAATTACTCGGTCGAATATCCTACTTGTTGGATCCGACTTCAACCAAGCTGCAAATATGGGGTGGGAATACGCCGCTCGATATGTGAACTGGCTCCACCACGGTAAGGTGAGTGAGGAATGGGCCTTCGAAACTGGCGTATTCGACACTTCTACATTTCCGCAAATCGATGGTGAACCTTGGGCACCACAATCGGAACATTCTCCAGGCGCGAGGTTTTGGATTCCAACTCGAGATGAATGGGCAAAGGCCGCTTACTGGGATCCCAACAAGCACGGGGAAGGCATTGGAGGGTACTGGAGATACCCCAATGGCACTGACCATGCGCTTCAACCAGGCATCCCTCCGAGCGAAGGAGGAGTTCGCAATGCAGGCGACCCTGCTGACGGCTTCCCATTTAGCATTCATTCATTTCCAAATACACAGAGCCCATTCGGCCTATTTGATCTCTCGGGAGGAGAATGGGAATGGGTTGAGAGGCGGTCAAATGGACCAATTCACACTCGCGGTTTTATCGGATCCGCTTGGTTTGACACACTGTACAACGAGCCGTATTGCATAGGCCTGTATGATCTTGATCGACTCGGATATTCGGGTGGTTCACCAGTAGAAGTGCCGCGTGGGCTACGAATAGCAACAGGGATGTACGATCCGGCAGATTTTACTCAAGATGGACAAGTCAACTTCTTCGATGTTTCTGCATTTGTAGCACACGCTATAGACGGCGACAGCAGGGCAGATTTGCGAAACGATGGCATTTTCGACATCGACGACATAAGAGTTTTTTTAGGCCTATACACTAATCAACTGTATTGAAAGGGAAAGCATGTTTAAATTATTTAGTCACACTGCCAGTGCCGCAATCTCACTTGCATGTGCCGGATCTATGGCACAGCCAATAATTTTAAATCCAGGAGGCGGATACTATGACATCGAATTGGTGGACGGAACTATTGACGAATACAATATATATCTAGCAGATGTTATTGATTTTGGACCAGCTAATTTTGGAATTGGCACACAGGCCGGTGGGGCCTCTGGATTTAAAATCAACAACATTTATGTCCTACGAGTCACAAATCCATCCGAATGGAATATTGACCAGCAAGTCAGATTTTCTGTTCGGGACATAGACGACCCAGCTGATTTCGCGGACATTGCATATCTAGGAAACATATTTGATCATTCAGAGGTGGAAACTGAAATCACTGTCATTAATGTCACTGGCGATCTCGGGTGGGATTCTGCATCAGAGAATGGGCTAATTGTTGCTGATGAACTTTGGCAGATTCGCTCGCTAGGCAACTGGTATTCATCTGTCGTCGTTGATCATTACGACGACTCGCCAGGCCAACCAACACAAGAGGCGGTTGCTATAAACGCCGTGCGAGGAGGACTGTATCATTACAATGGCCGCCAAAGAAAATTCCTCACTCTTGGCAGCGATGGATTTGTTGGGGCCCCAGGTGCCCCATTTGAGATAGGTGGAGAATCAATCGAAAAAATTGAAGCCACTTCCGCAAGTGGGATTGCCTTTGGAAATATTGTAACCCCTTCTGCGGATCTGAACATTAATAAAATTCTCATTGATACAGATTTCATTCCATCCGCACCCATCTATGTTGGCCAGCTGGGCGGGATGGCAAATACGGAGTTTAACGACCCAGGTGGACTTGAGGTAGGGCGTGATTTCGGTGGCACATTGCAGATCAACTCGCTTGGCCAGACTAACCCGCAAACGGGAGAGAGAGCGATTTTCAAGATCAATCGCTCTATGCTCAATGCATCCAATATCGTACTCCCCGACAACTCGTTGACAACTCAGTTAACAATCAATGCATCAAACGACAATGGTCAATGGTTTGGCACGATTAGTGTCGGCCCTATTGACCTAACCGGCCCAATCGAACTGGACTACACATCCTACTACACAGCGCTCTCTTCCGAACTCGGCGGTGGCGCTGTCGGACTCGCCCCGTTCAACTTCCACCAACGCGAAACCGCCCCCGGAGCAGGCCAGAGCATGGATTGCAATCCATATCAGAAAGAAACCCGCGTACTAGGTAGACCAGACACGCTCGATTCGGTAGACATCAGTCATTATGGCCCAATCTATGTTGTTGGCGACGGCCCTCACTTCCGTGTAGAGTTCTTGCCTTGGATGGATGTGAATCAAACTTGGGTGGATCGCACATCGCTCTTCGAGGTTGATTTTTCGGCGACTAGCAACAGCTCGGGGTCAACCAATCGGATTGCTCGCATCAAGAGCACTGATGCAAACACGAAAGGTTTTAAGGCTGCAGGGACTTGGCGGATTCGTCCGATCCCGGGCAAGGTGAAATGTGCAGGTGTGACTGGCAATCCAGATGTTCGATATGTGTCATCAGTCGTTTCTGGAGATCTTGGTGCTATTGGCATCTGGAGCTGGTACCAGTTTGATGTCAGCCTTGAACTCGAACCAGGCGTCTTCGCGCTTGACTCAGGCAATGGGGTACAGTCAACAGATTTGACACAGTGGATGCTGACGCCTTACGAAACCAACGCTGACGGCGAGACCGATACACAAGACTTTGTCGATTTGGCCGACCAGTACACAGGGAACTGATCAAACACTGTTTCACATCACACCCAAGCCGCATATTTTCGTGCGGCTTTTTTCATACCGTCTGATCGGAACCCTGAGTTAAATCGTTCGCTCTGCTAACCGAGAGTCACTGAGAGTTTGAGAGGTTTGGGCAAGGGGGCGACCGGAACGGCCGGGGTTCTGATCCGCCGCCAGATCGATGCATATAAACAGAGAGTCTGGCCGTCATTTGTGGCTGCCGTAGGTCTTGGGCAGACCGGGGTTTACAAGAACAGTATCGAGCATCGAAATCCGCCCGAATGTCTAAACAAAAACCGCCACGGTTTCCCGTGGCGGCTTAAAACTCCCCCGGCTGGGCTCGAACCAGCGACCTAGCGGTTAACAGCCGCTCGCTCTACCAACTGAGCTACGGAGGATTCTTTTCGAGATCAAGACTAGGCTCGATCTTGGCTCGGTCAAGTCCCAAGGGGCAGTGTTGATGATTGAGGACCGATTTTTTCGTGCTGATCGGGTGTGCTGGGCAAAACCGGTGCCCGTTGAGCCCGTATAACCATATCTATGCAACACACACCTGCCCGCCTTGCCTGTCTGAACGCCCGTCCGATTGGGCGTCCGATTGGCCGCCCGATTGTTTCATTCCTGATCTTGATGCTGATGGTGGCATCGGCGGATGCTTTGGGGAGTGATCCGTTTCGGGTTGGAAGCAAGCCTCCGGTTGGGGGGTATGTCAGCAGCGGGGGCGAGCCCATCGAGCCGAGCTTCCTCGGCGTATCCATGCTCGACGAGCTCAATGGGCTCGCGGGGCAGATCGAAGCGCGAGGGTTTGTCAAGCTCCGCAGGGGGATCGTCGATACGCCCATCGAGCCTGATCTGCTCAGCGATGCCACACGGGTGGCCTACTTGCATATGTATCGTCAGGATGTCGAGCGGGTGGTGGAGATTCATACGCTGGCGGGGGATGAGTATGAAGGGCTCTATGCGCTCAGGGAAGAGGGGGGAGAGGGGGGAGCGGTGTGGGCTCTCAAAGGGCAAAGCCTCGCGGGGGTGGGGGTGGTGCTCGTCGATGGTGGGGGGGATGAGCTTGAGGGTGGTCAGGGGAAGCAGGCTGGTGGGAAACAGGTTGGTGGGAAGCAGGCGTTGCGATTTGTGCTCGGCGAGCCTCATGTGGCATCAACGATCACGCTCGATCGGCGGACGGTGCGGGCGCGGTTCAAGCAGAACTACCCGGAGCTGACCCGTGATCCGAGCGATGAGGTGTACCGGGTTCGGCTGCCGAGGGATTACAACGCTGAGTTCCCCGCGGGGGTGGTGGTGTGGATCAGCCCGATGGATGATGGTCGGATTCCGCAGATCTTCGAGCCGATACTCGATGAGCTCGGGATGATCGCGATCGGGGTGGACGGGAATGGGAACAAACGCTCGCTGACGGATCGGCTTCAGAATCATCTTGATTCGATCGAGACGCTCGGGTCGCGGTATCGGATTGATCGTGAGCGGGTGTATCTGACTGGGATGTCTGGAGGCGGGCGGTGCAGCGGGATTCTGTTGTGCGGGTTCCCGGATGTGTTTGCTGGTGCGGTGCCGATTGTTGGGCTTGATACTTATCACAACGCGCCCACGGGCGAGCCCAATAGCCATTGGGCGGCTCGGCTTGGTCGCCCGGCGGGGCGGTGGATGAAGCTGCTCAAGAAACGGCGGATCGGGGGGATCACGGGCAGTGCTGATTTCAACGAGCCCGAGATGAGCATCCGCAAGGGGCTCCTCGAACGCGACGGGATCGAGATGAGGCTCGATGTGATCGAGGGGATGGCCCATACGATGCCCGATGCGCAGGCGTTCTCGAAGTCGCTCAAGTGGGTCGATGAGCCTCGCCGTGATGCGATGGTCGAGGCGTTCAAAGAGGCGAAGGCGTTGATGCAGGCGTACCGTGAGGCGAACGGGGGGGCACAGGCGTTGAGCCCGGCGATGCGACAACGGCTCATCGAGATCATCGAGCTCGCGCCCTGGACAGAACCCGCGTGGGAGGCGTGCGGGGTGCTGGGGTTTGAGAAAGAATAGAGCGAGTCGGGGCATCTTGCTCCTCCCTGCGCCCCGCGGGGAGGTGGCCGCGTCTTCGCGGTCGGAGGGGTGTCTTCTCTTGCTTCCTCTTGCCCATTGCCGGGTGCCCATTGCCTTCTTCAAGCAAGACACCCCTCCGTCT